CATAATTTTTTTTTTTTAGTGACTTTGCCCGAAACTCCTGTAATTGCCAAAAAAAATAGGCAAAATGTGCTTACCATAACATTTTTTCGTATTTTTTTTGTAAAAAACCGGCATTTTTTAGTTACCATTGTTTCCTGCCGAAAATGCCGAAAATGTCGAAAATATATTATATATTATTATTATGGTTATAAAAATATATAATTAATTGGCATTTTTTACTGCATAATTGAAAATGGTAACAAATGGTAACTCGCTTTTTTTCACACCAAGTTATCATAACACGCTAAAAATCGAATGCAATATTCTGACTGCATAAATACTATTTTTCATTTTCCTTCATTTCCCCAAGACAACTACACAGATATTTACAGAGGATATACTCATTCTAATATTATATGTTGATTTTTATATTATTTTATTAGTATGCAACACATAACCAATGTAAATTTGAAATTATAATAGATAATATATATTTATAATTAGTAGTAGATAAAAAAAAACAAAAAAACGTGTAAAAACTTCATGCTGTTTTTCAAAAATGGACATTTATTTTTGTCCATTTTCAAAAAAAAATATTTTTTTTTTTCAGAAATTTTGTTTTTTAGAGGCTTTGCCTGAAACTCCTGTAATTGCCCAAAAAAATAGGCAAAATGTGCTTACCATAACATTTTTTCATTTTTTTTAGTAAAAAACCGGCATTTTTTAGTTACCATTATTTCCTGCCGAAAAATGCCAATTTCGATATATTGTTATTTCTGGGTATTGTAGTGGTCATAAAAATCCCAAAAAAACCGGCATTTTTTACTGCATAACGAAAAAAGGTAAAAATGGTAACTCGATATTTTTCGCATTGAGTTATCGTAACACACTAAAAATCGAATGCAGTTTTTTGGCTGCAGAGTTACCATTTTTCAGGGGTCCTCCAGAAAAATGTCCAAAATGGATTTTTGGATTGTTGGATTTTGAAGAAAAGTGAAATTTGAAAAACTATAAGAATGAGTATTCTATATATATTAGTTTAATCGCTATTATGGTATCAACAAACCATTTCATACAAACATATAATAAAATTCGAATTTGTATGAAAAAGTACAAGAAATTATGAGAAATATAATAAAGAAAAACAGTTTAGGCATTTTTATTGTTATCATTTTATAGATAAAAATGGTAATTAAAAAATGCCTAAAAAGCGTCGATGTTTTTTTATGTGAAAGTTGTAACTTTAACTGCAGCAAAAAAAGTAATTTCGATGCTCATTTAAACACAGCAAAACACAAAATGATAACAAATGATAACAAAAAAAATGCAAAAGAAAATGAAAAAAAATTTAGATGTGTAAATTGTGATAAAGGTTACAAACACGCATCCGGGTTATCGCGGCATATGAAAGCTTGTAACATTATCAATATTGAACCAGTAAAAACGGATGAAGTGGTGTCAGAATTAATTAAACAAAACCACGAGTTTAAAGTTTTGATCGTAGAACAACAAAAAGAGAATCATACGTTACATCAAAAGATTTTAGAAGTAGCAAAAGAAGGAAAGACAATTCACAATAGTCAAACAAATAATCAGATAAATAATTTTAATTTGAGCGTCTTTTTGAACGAAGAATGTAAAAATGCGGTAAATTTGATTGATTTTATAAGTTCATTGAGATTATCATTAAAAGATGTGGAATCAATGGGAAAATTAGGTTATGTAGAAGGAATGGGGAACATATTAGTAAAAGCATTAAATGATTTAGATGTAAATGAAAGACCAATACATTGCACAGATATCAAACGTGAAACAGTATATGTAAAAGATAAAGACAAATGGGAACTGGACAGCCACAATAAAATAAAATTAAAACATTCATTGTTTAAATTAGAAGAGAGAAATTTAGAAATGTTGCCGATATGGCAAGAAGAAAATCCCGACTTCAATAAAATGGATACGAAGGAGAATAGTGATTATATTAATATATCATTAAATTCTCTTGGTTCCGAAAATGAATTAGAAAAAGAGAAGCAAACAAATAAAATTATCAAGAATGTCTTAAAAGGAGTCACTATTGATAAGGGTACAGATAAAATAGTAAAATAAACAAATTAAATAGAAGAAGATGTAGATTGTGGCAATGGTGTAGTGCCCTCGATCTGTGTAATAGTTTCTTGTTCTTGTTCTTCTTCATCGTCAATATTGTTGTCTTTTTCAATGCGAATTTCTTGTGTAGATGTGGATTGTTCTGATTGTTTATTTAATTCAGTCTGGTTGATGGTTTTGGTTTTAATAAGTTGGGTATTTGATTGTTGAATAAAATATAATAAGTAATGTTTAGTATTAGCTAATGCATTCATAGCAGTGATATAGGTAATACTACTACAGACGCAGGGGGTATCGTCGTCGTGAATAAATTGCATCGAATACCACCAATTCGGAGGAATATAGAGTATATTGCCAGGATATATATCGAATTCTAACAGTTGTATCTTATCTAGAACCTGCGCATATTTCTTTTGTATATCCCAAAGATTAATGGGAGAATAAAACGAATAGTTGTCGTAGTCCTTTATTTCATCAAGAAACTGCTTATATTTGGGTGGAATAAGTTTAACTCTTAATTTCCCAGAATGGACAATAAAGTAATTACGATGATAAGTATGATATCTGAGGGGGGTCTTGCATTTATCCGTGGCAATATGTATATCATATTTTGTTTTAATTGTAAATGGTGGTTTTAGATATTGATCGTTCTTTTCGTATAAGTTTTGTAAATTAGATTCGTAGATAAATAAGTCATTGTTTTCAGTATAATAATCGTTTTTTGATTCATTATTAAGTAAAACACAAGCACTGGAACATTCTAAAATAAGCTGCTCTTGATTATTATCAGTAATTAAAATGTTTTCTTTGATATTTTCAAGAGTTTCATTTGTCAATACTTGAAAAAATTCTTCGTTTATATGTTTGTATTGAAAAACAATCGGTTGTTTAATATTACACGTTTCGTTTAGTTCAGTCGGCGTGGAGAAATCCATTTCATATAATTCTAAATCATTACTTGTTTTAAATTGATCAATTAAGTGTAAATAAATAAAAAAAATAACAATAAATATAAGAATAGACAATAGAGAACCCATTATGATATATATATACATTTCATAATGTGTTTATTACTTTAACGAATCAAACAGTTGTTTAATTTTAAAATCACTGTCGTTTTTGCTAATGATATCGATCTTTTCAATGATGCCCGGAGCAATGATAGGTTTAATTAGCGTGCTAATTTGTTCTAACATATTAGGGGGGTTATATAGAATGAGTCGTTCGAGAACTTGCTCAAGGTCAAACTGACGTTTTTTGCCTATTGCAATAAATAGATCATATAATCCTGTATACCGTTGATGCGATGATACGGTATATCCCTGCCAATTAATATGTAAATAAATACAATTATGACTTTTAAAAATATCAAAACATAAATCAATAAAAAAATTTACAACGGTATCGAAAATCTCCGGATAGGCAAATGTTTTAAAAGTAGGATAATGAAAGAATATATGATTTGATCCAGAAATGCTAAAGATGGTATTTTTAAGTAATTCTAATATATCAAGATTTGTCGTCACTGTTTGTGCACAATCATATTTTTGTCTTTTTTTGAAAATAGAGTTCTTTTTATTTTCATTATAATAAGAAGTCTGTAACTCTTTTATTTTATCTTGTAGGTTGTTTTCGTCCATATAAATAATTAATCGTATATTTATTTATATATTTTTACTAATTTATTCTAATAAGCGTTTTCTATATTCTCATCTATTGATTCTATATTCTCATCTATTGATTCTATATTCTCATCTATTGATTCTACATTCAAATTGGATTCCTTTGTTTTATCAATATCACTAAAAATATTAACTCGTTCGTCATAGAGAGCCTTGTTTACATCCATTGTAAATGTTTGCAATTTGAGAACAGTTTCTTTTAATTCACCAATTTCTTGTGCAATTAAATTAAATCTATCTTCGTATTCAGATATAATCTCAGAACTCATATTTGTAGAGGAAGATGTATGTATTCCTTTTTCCAGATTTACAATTCGCTCGTTCACAAGTTTAAATGCGTCATTAATAGATAAATTAGAGGGAGTAATAGCAGAAGAAGTAGGAGAATATGCTGTAGATGTATTAGTAGTAAGGTCAGAATACTTTGGTACTTCCGCGCTTTTTACCCGTCTTCGAATCGCGGCAGCATTTCCTTGACTCATTAAGTATATAAATATGCATTTTTTATATATTTTTATAACTTAATATTAATATAGTTTCTTATATTTTTCAAAAATATGTGGTTTCGATGGTTGAACTAACACCACATACAACGTTGCTGTTCAGCTGAACAGGGAACGCAAATAGTTGGTGCTAAATATAGATAGCCAAATGGGTTGCAAATGTGGTCTGGATTCGAATAACCGCTGACTTTTTTTTGCTTACATACTTTACAATGATACCGTGCTGGACTAAGAGCGGTTTCTTTTTCGTAGATTTTGTGTTTAGAACAAATAATATCGTGAGGTTTCATTATCTATGTCTATACAAGAAAGAGAAAAAAACAATCAATTTTTATTAGGCTTTCATTTCCATTTTAATCGCTTTGTGAAAAGTATATTGTTGTGTAAATTCAAAACAGGTTAGATCATAGTCTTCGATATTTTCTTTTTTTTCATTCATCAGTATTTTTGGAAATTCAAATGGTGTTCTTTGAATTTGTTCTTTAAGTGCGTCAATATGTTCTTCATAAATGTGTGCATTTCCCAAAAAATAAACAAAATCTTTGGGGATTAAATCACAGTGCTTAGCAAGAATATGTGTTAGAAACGAGTATGATGCAATATTAAAAGGAACCCCCAGACCAACATCGCCGCTTCTTTGGTATAGACTGCACGATAAATATTTATTTTCTGATACATAAAACTGCATGAGAACGTGACAAGGAGGCAGGGCCATTTCTTTAATTTGACAAGGATTCCAAGCCGAAATGAGAAGTCGTCTTGATTTTCTACCTTCTTCTGATTTAAGATTGTTAATAAGTTCTTTTAGTTGATCAATACCCTTATTTGTGTAATCCGCGTGGCAATCCGTATACTCTGCGTTGAAATGTCTCCATTGGTGTCCATAAATGGGACCGAGATCATCTTCTTCATATGGCAAATTTTGCTGTTCCAGAAACTGTTTAGAACCATTGTCGTTCCAAATATTCACATTTACGTCTTTTAGAAGTTGGTTATTGGTGTGTCCTTTAATAAACCATTGAAGTTCTTTAAAACAAGTTTTCCACGCGACTTTTTTAGTGGTTAAAATAGGAATAGTTCCGTCATTTAGAGAAAAACGCATCATATTTCCAAATATAGATTTAGTCATTCCGTTTCTTGAAGGGAAGTCGACCCCATTTTGTAAAATGTTCTCAATGAGATGTAAATATTGATATTCTTCGTGATTTGACATTTATCTATATATATTTTCTGTCATTTCTATATATAGTTTATGGAACAACATTTACAAGAAGGAGGAGAACCTACCAAATTATCATTTATAAATCATGTGTTTTCAACAAATGACGAAAGTAAAGCCGAAGTATTCAATGCAGTTCAATACGGATTAATCGGAGTAGTTCCGATTGTATTATTAAACAAATTTATTCAAAAATTTATTCCCGACGCCGATCCTGAAAAGAGTGCTTTAGAGCTGGTGATCGAAGTTCTTATTCAGCTGATTATAATGTTGGGGGGTATTATTTTGGTTCATAGAATGATTACTTACATTCCAAGTTATAGCGGATTTAAATATGATACCTTGAATATTACCAATGTAATTTTAGCATTTTTGGTAATTGTGCTGAGTTTACAAACAAAGATTGGGTTGAAAGTAAATATGTTAGCTGAGAAAGTAATGGAGTTATATAATGGAAAGCCAGTAGAAGAGAATATGGATAACATGAAAGCCAAAAATAGAGGAGCTACAAAACATAATGCGAGTCAAGCGGATCATTTAGACGATCCTAATATGCAACAAGGCTCTTTTCCTCCCGCCCCCGTCGCAACTGTAAATAAACCCCAGATGGATACTTTTGGTAATAGTGCAATGCAGAATGCATTGGCACAAGAAAGTTTTGGTCCAATGGCGGCAAACGCAGTTGTCGGTGGTTCATTTGGCGCTTTTTAAATGGGTCGGTAAGTAAAAATATTTTTATATTTTATAATGCAAATTAAAAATAAAACAAAAAGTAATAAAACGATAAAATATAAAAACTCACATAGGACGAAAAAGCAGAAAGGTAGAGGTCCAGCATTTAGCACAAATCGTTCAATCAATGAAGAAGCCCTAACTGTTCTCCCAAGTCATACACCGTATTATTACGACTATAATCGTCCAAATGTAACTATTCCGAGAGAATTGTCTCGTTCTTATTTATCGCCAATACAACCAGTAACCTCTTATAAAACAATACCATTCACGCAATCACACTACTCTGATTCAGAATTGGCATTAATTAAACCCATAAATTCTTATGAAATGTTAAGGCAAATGCAACGCAATAATATGACCCCAACAAGTCGTAAACTTAAATCAAAACATACCCAAGGCCGTGTGTATAGAAAGCCGTTATTTGCAAATAAAGAAAAGCATATAGGCGTGATCGATCAAGGATATAACATATTTAACCCAGAAACAGATATGTTACCATTGACAAAATATAGTTGGGAAGTAAAAGACGACGACCACAGTAATAAACTACACGAAATGGAAGAGGCCAGACCTGAAGGGATTGGTCGCCATATGGCTTATTTGGATACAGAAGGAAATAATCCGCCTTCGTTTGGTGGAAAGAAAAATAAGAAAACTAAGAAAGTGAAGAAGACCTTAAAAAAGAAAATGAAGATGAGCGTAAAGAAATAAATATGTGTAGTAGAATTACACATATTTGATTAGTTGTTATTCGTTGACATAATATCGATGGAGTTAACAATATTCATTTGAGCAATCGATTTTTTAAGAGATTGTTCTTTGTCAATATTTTGAAATAAATAGTCAGTATTCGGACTTTCTTCGTTTTTTTTAATCTGTTTATAAATAGTAGAAATATTTTGCAATACAATTTCAATTTTATCTTTCTCCTTGGTAAGTGGTATTTCCTTATCGACATTGTCAATAATAAGAGAGACTGCAAAATAAAGTAAATATCTTCTTTTTTTGGGGGTTGCTTCTGTAAATTTAATACAGAAAGTATGTAATAATGCCATTAATAATTTGAGAATAAAACTATCTTGTTTTCCAACTTGTATAATGGCATCCCAAAGAAGCCAAATAGGCTCATTCATAAATTTGGATTGGACAGGGTGGTTTCTGGTTTGCATAGTACATTTGTTTTTTTGTTTTTTACATAAAATAGAGAATTCAATAAACCATTCAATCCAGTAGCATGCCTCTCTTGTATTTTTGCTGTCATTAGATAGATGAAACATAAATTCATTGATAGGAATATATAATTCGCGAGCATCGTCTTCCATAAAGATATCTTTTGCATATTCATTACTTTTTGCTTTTAATTTTTCTCCAAAGGAAATTAGATTGAAATGTTGGGTTTGTCCAAGTTTAATTAATTCAAAAGCTGGTTTTTTGTTTGAATAACAAAGAATACAAACAATTTCAGCAAATAGTTTTCTTATATTTAAATCATTACGTAATTCAATTTCGTTTATAAATTCGCCACCATTGCTAATTTTTTTAAACTGGTCATATCGATTATTAATATAAATGGAAATACGTGGGTTACCTAAATGTATGTGTTTACTAATAATAAGAATGATAATTTCCCATAACTCACCATAATGTCCTGCACAAATTAGTTCCGCACTCCAGTAACAAGATTCTTCTACTTTTTCATTAATAATACTCTTGGTTAATTGTGATTTAACTTCTGCTTTCTTATGTTTTGAAAAAGAATATCCTTGAAATTCGCTGGGTTTTCGTATATCATTAATTGTATCATATTTATTCATAAATAAATTATATATAAAGTGATTTATAAATATAGGTATAATTAAACTAATGGTGTATAAAATTCGTTTTTTTACAAGTTTTGGGGATGCAACGAAGATAGGCCCAACATTAGATCGTATATATGAAACCGCATATATGGATAATTACGGAGAAGGAAAAGAGATTCAAGTAACAAATGGAGATGATTATACTCATGTATTTATATTGAATACAGCTATGCCACAATTAAAACCGAATTTTCCCAAAGAAAATGTGGTGGGCTTGGCATTTGAACCGATCGTATTTTTAGGGTTATCTGATAAATTTGTAAAATATGCAGTGGAAAACATAGGGAAATATTATATAGGGGATAAATATAATTTACCGGATGTATTTGTAGAGAATTTTTCTTATATGTGGCATTGCACTCCGTGTAGAGAGATTCCAGTAAAAACTAAAAAAATGTCAATAATGGTGAGCGAGAAAGGACAAACGGAGGGACATATATACAGACATACATTATTGGGCGAAATACTGAAACAAAATTTGCCGATAGACGTGTATGGTCGCGGTTGTAGATATTATGATACAAATGATAGTCGGATAAAGGGGGAGTTTGAAGAATTAGAACCGTATACAGATTATGAGTTTCATATATGTATAGAGAATGTGGAATCAAATCATTATTATTCAGAAAAAATAATGAATCCATTAATGAATGGAACAACGCCAATATATTTAGGTTGTCGAAATATAGAAAATTCGTTTGGGCCTATTATTACGTTGTCGAAAAATGTAGAAAATGATATTGAATTATTAAAAAAAATTTTACATACGCCGGAAAAGTATAAGAAACCATTTGAGTTAGAAAGTATAAAAGATATTTTATACTTGTATAGAAATTTAGATACTATTTTTAAGTAAAACTCATTTTCATATCAGTTGATGTTCTTGAACGATAAGGAATATTTGTAATACGAAGATCCATCTGTTCCGTTTTTGATTTAATATTAGGAACATCAAAATGTGTAACATTAACAAAATTTGTTTCAGGATCAAATTCATAAGATAAATTACTTATGCTATGAATTCCATTACTTGTTTTTTGTAAATATAAGTCGTAATCGTTTCGATTGACATACCTATAAAATCCGTCTGAAAAATCGTGGTTAATCTCTTTTTCCATCAAAGAAACAAAACAGGATCGGTCTATGGTATATTTTACAAGAAGAGCTCGTTCTTGAAATAAATTGTCTTCATACCCCCAAGTCCAGAAATTGGGGAATCCATTGATATATTCAAAATCTCTGGCAAGAACAGAAACAATTCCACCAAGAGCAAGTTTGCAACCATAAAAATGTTTTATTACACCGGGTTGTGTAATATATTGAAATTGGTTTTTGGTGGTGGGTGTTGTGTCAACATCGTTAAATACTAAAGTAATGTTTTTGTAATCTTCTGGATATAGCGATTTGATGTATAAAAATCCAATGTTCTTCATAGCTCCTCTATTAAAATCGCGTGAATCGCATTGATGAATAAATAAAAGCCTGTAATCGTCCGAAGATATATCTTCGAGAACTTCGGTCATTTTATCAATAAAAAACTGTTTTTGTGTTTCTCTGTCTCTATAAGGAATAATAAAAACGATTTTGGGAATCATTACTATATACAAGTTTATTTAATTTGTGTAATAATACGAGGAACCACATTAATCGTTTGTAGTTCTTGAGATAATAGCTTATATGAATAAGGAACTTCCACTTTGGCAAAGTCATTTCTATTTTCACAAGTATTGCAATAGTGTGTCTTAAAATCACTGCTGGTATATTTTCTATTTTTATCTCCATTATTGAACGACGCGATCATACCGCACTTATTACATACATGAACACTATACTTATCAGAAGCATCATATAATCTTTCTCTGCAAAATCTGGACATACCGTGAGCAATCATTACATCTCGTTCCATCTCTCCTATGCGGAAACCGCCATCTCTACTTCTACCTTCAGCCGGTTGTCTGGTTAAATTCACCATCGGTCCAATAGACCGACTATGTTGTTTATCGTTTACCATATGTTTCAATCTTTGATAAAAGACTGGCCCGAAGAATACACTTGTTTCGATTTGTTCTCCAGTAAGACCATTATACATAATTTCATTGCCATAACTTTCATATCCTAATTTTTGAAGCTCCTCGCTGATACAAACCACATCAAGATTTCCAAAACTGGTTCCGTCACCAAACATTCCTAACTCGAGTAAAACTTTACCCAATAATGTTTCTTTCAGTTGTGCAATAGTCATACGAGAAGGAATGGCGTGAGGATTAATAATGATATCAGGCTTCATTCCATCTTTTGTAAAAGGCATATCACATTCCGGAATAATATTACCAATGGTGCCTTTTTGTCCGTGACGACTGGAGAATTTATCTCCCAATACTGGCTTTCGCAAATTTCTTACACGAACTTTTGCAAAGTTGTATCCATCGCCGTTTCTTCCAGTATAATTTTTATCAATATAAGTTTCTTCTGTTGTTCTGTAAGTTTTACTCTGATCTTCATACTTAATCGTTTTAGTAGGATCATTTCTGTTTTCTTTAATGGGAACAGTTTTTGCAATAATAACATCTTTGTTCTCAACTAATGTATTTTCAGGAATGAATCCGTGCTCGTTGATTTTGTCATAATTTCCAAATTTAATGCCTTTTGTCTTTAATGGGTCGGGTTTGCACCGAATAATTTCATCACGAATAATATTTTTATCCTCGTCCTTTTCAGTGTGATAAATAGTTGCTAAGAATAGACCTCTGTCTAAAGCTCCTTGATTGATTAACACACTATCTTCTTGATTATATCCAGTATGAGTCATAATAGCAACATGAATTTGTGTGCCAGACGGAATTTCGTTTAATTTCAGAAAATTCATAACGCGGGTGTCAACCAATGGACGCGTAGGATAATTTAATACATACGCAGTTTTGTCCATTCGTTTATCATAATTAGTTGCATATACTCCCATAGCTTGTTTACCCATAGCACATTGATAAGTATTTCTGGGAGCCTGATTGTGTTCAGGATAAGGGATACACGAAGCAAGAACCCCGAAAATGGTGCTTTGATGAATTTCACAATGTGTGTATTTAAAATACGAGTTCATTGGTTGTAAATAATCTTGTTTTGATTTCATTGCGATCATACTGAAGTTTTGTTCTTCTGCGTCGATATATTCAATAACTGATTCATCAAGTTTACAATTTGTAAGCAGTTCGTTCCAACATAATTCTTTATTAACAAGCCGGTTAATAATATCTGATGTAATCATTACTTTGTTGTTTTTCACTTTTAGAACAGGACGGGTAAGCCTGCCGCCATCATTGCAAATACGAATTTCCAAATATTTATAATTAAATATAATAGATGTATAAATATTAATAATGCCCTTATATTTTTTATCTTTCATGTTCTCATATAGTTCAACCGGATTCAAAGCAATACCGATCCAGCACCCGTTAATAAATACTTTAACTTTGTTATTAAGATCGTTACAAATGTCTTCTACTGGAATAATAAATGGCTTCACATATTCATATAAGGAGGAACTATTGGTAGGTATAGTAATGTGAGCCATATAACTAATATTCTTAACAACACCAATTGATTGACCTTCCGGTGTTTCTGCGGGACATAGAAACCCCCAAGTAGTTCCGTGTAGTTTTCTTGGTTCTATCAATTCTCCGCTTTTTTCCAGCGGTGTGTTGATTCGTCTCAAATGACTAAGACTGGATACATAGGTAAGTCTGTTTAATACTTGGGCAACACCCACTTTGGTACTATTAGACTGTTTAATGCTGAAATCGCCGGTAGACAACGCTCGATTGATGCCATTTTCAATGGTAGCAGATTTCATAATTTTATAGATATTTGTCATATTTACAATATTTTCATAATCTTCTGTAGAACGCCAAGAACCAGTATTAATTTCTCTGACAATTTGTTTTTGCATTTCCTTAACAAGCTTATTAAAATAGTTTCTAAACAAATTGTTGAGTAGAGTGCCTGTAAGTTCAATTCGTTTATTTACATAAGAGTCTCTATCGTCACAGGGAATTTTTCCGAGAGAAGTTTTAATTAGCTTATTTGCCATATACCCAATTAAATACAATTTTTGTGTTAATGTTTTGCAATGAGGAAATAGATCATTATCAAGAACATCGACCGTGAAATCTCTTTTCTTTTTAGCACCAGTATCTTTGTCCATATTTATAGGCGTGTATGCAGCAAAATTTGTAATATATAGAATAGCATCTTCTTGTGTCATATAATCAGATGCGTCACGAACAGATGCTTGTAGAAAATCCAGAATATCTTTTTGTTCGATATCATCAATATCTAAAACAATATGTCTACAAATTTCTTTGTCGGGAATAATACCAAGAGCACGAAATAGAATAAATAATTCAATTGGTTGCTTAATACGCGGAATGTTAATAAAGATACCGTGTCCAAACCCATTGTTTTTACTGGCAATCATCATTTCGATTTGCTTAGGTGAAATACATTTGAAATCGGGAATCGATTTAATTTCGGCAAACCACTTCCATTTTGTTGTGTTCTTACCATCAAAACAATATATTCTATTTTCTGCCGCTCGTTCTTGTCCCAATACCGTTTTTTCGGATCCTTTGATAATAAAATATCCTCCGCAATCCATAGAACATTCTCCATTACTATTATTATTTAGGTTATTGGACTGATTTAAAACACATATGGAGGATTTTAACATAATTGGGATCTTACCAATATTTATTTTTGGTAATGTCTTTTCGATAATTTTTGGTTCGTCCATATTTTCAGTATTGCGAATAATATAAGAAATTTTGATATCAAGAGTCATTGTAGAAGCATAAGTAAAGTTACGGAGCTTAGCTTCTTGTGGTAACATAATTTTAGTAGCTCCGTTATTTTCATAAATTTGAGGAGGAGATAATTTAAAATTATGAAATGATATGTTAAGTTCTAAGAAATATTTTTCTTTTTCAGGAACATAATCGTTTTCAGAATGAATAACGACAGGATTAAACATTTGTATTGTTCTTTGAATTTGATAATTGATAAAATGATTATAAGATTCGATTTGATGTCTTACAAGCCTTTCCAAATATTGTCCCTCAAAATAGGATTGAATAATATTGAAAGGCTCTTCAACATAATTTCCCAAATGTTCTAATAAATGTGTTTCATCCGGTTTGTCCATTGATTCTATTTTCTCTTCTAAAAGAGGAGGGATAGAATTCATAAATGACGAGTCTGCAGATTTAAATTGATATTTCATAACTTTTTTGCTCAATATAATTAATATTAAATATTTCAATTTTTTACGTTATTTATGAATTAGTTATACGCGCGTAAAAGTATTAAAAGAATTGAGATTAATCTGTTAATGTCAATAAATAAATCAAAAAATTTCATAACGTTTTTAGATAATTATTCTAATACAAGTCAGTTGTCTTATCCCGATTACTCTACCTTATTATATCAAACAACACAGGAATATAATATGATGGATACCAATTTAGAGTCCGAATTTAATTGTTATGTGAATTGGCAAAAAAAACATAATCTTGATATATCGATAAAAAAAGACACGGCAAAAAAAAATAAGCATAAAAAAAAATCAATGACTATTAATACAGATATACACACACTGAATGATTTGGTCGTTTTGATTGATACAAACCCGTACGACGAAGATACTGAATACAATATTGACCTAAAACAACTTCACGATATACAAAATGAATTGAAAGATTTAAATAATATGGTTGGCTTGGAGGAATTAAAAACGAGCGTGTTGAATCAATTGTTTTATTTTATTCAAAATTTACATATTGGAGAAAACAACTCTGATTATAAACACACGGTTTTATTTGGACCACCGGGAACGGGAAAAACAGAAATAGCAAAAATAATAGGAAAATTATACAGTAAGATAGGGGTATTAACTTCGAATAAATTTAAAAAAGTGACCAGAAATGATTTGATCGCAGGATATTTGGGACAAACTGCGATAAAGACGAAAAAAGTAATTAGTGAGTGTTTAGGTGGTGTATTGTTTATAGACGAGGCATATTCATTAATAAATAAAGATCAGAATGATTCGTTTTCTCAAGAATGTATAGATGTCTTATGCGAAGCATTGAGTGATCATAAAAATGATTTAATGGTTATTATAGCTGGTTATGAGGACGAATTAGAAAATACATTTTTTAAAGCAAACAGGGGGTTAGAGTCGAGATTTATATGGAGGTTTAAAATTGATTCTTATAATTCGAAGGAACTCTTACTCATTTTCACAAAAATGGTTCAGGATCAAGGATGGAAGTTAGAACCCGGATGTATAAACGATAACTGGTTTGAACAACATATAGATACGTTTAAGCATTTTGGGAGAGATATTGAGATATTCTTAACCAACATTAAAATTAGTCACGGAAGACGGATATATGGAAATAATAACAATAAAAAATTGATTACTTCGAATGATATACAAAATGGGTATGAAAATTTTGTGACAAATCGTAAAAAGAAAGACCAACAAGTACCCTCCTTATATTCTATGTATTGTTAAAAGTATATTAAGAAACCGGGCGATTAGATGTAAATGAGTATAAATAGTGATAACGAAGACAGTGATTCGAAAAATGATATATGTGCAATATGCCTCGATAATATGAACGATGAACCATTTTATTCACATTTAGATGAATATAATGTAAATAAATTAACAAAATGTAAGATGCATAAAAGCTGTCTTAATAGATATGTTCAATTTACATATTGTAATAGTGAGTATTTTGAAACGTGTCAAATAGCGTGTCCAGTATGTAAAACATCGATTTATAGCTCTATTAATACAGTTATAATAGTAAAAAAAGGAAAAGAGTTAGAAAGGCTGGCATTTTCGCGTGCACCTTTTTATTGTTCAACTGGCTTTAAAATGTTCATTTTTCAAATTATGTTTACTGAAAGGATAAGAGTCTTTTGTAATAATTTGATTCTTATTATTAAAGATATTATGGGGACACTAATAACATTGTTTATCTTTTATAATGTTTGTTGTTTATTAATGTTGTATTTCAACTATATATTTATGGGATTAATTATTGATTTAGAATAATTCGGTAAATAAGTATTATTCTAAAATGATTATTATATAGGAATAAATGAGTGATAAAAAAGTATTAAATATCAACCCAGCGTTGTTTTCAGTATCTAATTATAATAATAAAACTAAGAAAAAGCGAGAAATAAATACTCCTGCACAACAAATTCGCGTCAAAAGTAAGGAGGTTACGAAAAATAAAGAACGAGAACGGACATTAAAGAAACGATCATTATTAAAAATGATTAGAGAACAACAGCAAAATAATTATGATAAAATGTTTGAAAAAAATCTGACTAAAAACGACAGTTCGGGGTTTGAAAGTGAGTTTCAAAAAGCCACCAGTTATTTGGATAATTTAGTAAAAATTAAAAATGAAATTTCACCAACCCCAAATACACATAATTCTACTATAAAGAATAACTCTGATTTATCGAAATATTATGTAGACCCACCCGTAATTGCGAATGATTCCAATATACCTGTTACTGAAAAAGTCAATATACAGTATCCAACAGAAGCTGAACAAATCACATTGAGACCGGTTGTGTCTGCAAATACCCCCTCGCCGACATATGGGTGTTTAAAAAATGGATCACTACCTACTTATAGAAACTTTATGAATAAAACTATCAAAAATGGTGGTAACAGTCATTCTAATATACCTTTAACTTTAAGTGAAACACATACTATGAAACAGGCAGAAGAGAGTAAAGAAAAAATAAAACAGATATCAATTATGAGTCAACAACGAGAAATGCATTCTAAATTATTACCTAAGAATATCAAAAAATATCGCAAAAGAAGAAAGACAATACGGAGGACTTTCAAAATTGGAAGATCAAAAACCAGACCACAAATATCTGTTCTTGTGTCGAATAAAACGATTCGCAATAATATAACAACCCATAAACAACTATTGAAACAACATTCTATACCAGACATTAAAAAATATTTAATGAAACACGGATTTATTAGAGTAGGCTGCACAACACCCAATGATGTATTGAGAAAAATGTATGAAACCGCGTCGCTAATATGTGGCGAAATTATGAATCACAACTCTGACACTTTGTTATATAATTTTGTCAATTCTAAAGAGTAAATATCAAATAAAAACTCCAAACCCCCACACATATCAGAATACTGGTGTATAAGAAGAGTTTTAATGGTATTAAATACCGATAAAATGAAATATTGTCTATACTTTCTCCAGTTTGGCGATAATCTTTAATCTTACTTGCATAATTTCCATTTTGATTGCTATTTATATAATTGTCGTTGTAATCGTAATAGTCTACCGGTGTAAATTGTTCGTAGTCTACTGGCGTAAATTGTCCGTAGTCTACTGGTGTAAATTGTTCGTAGTCTTCTTCCATTGTATTATTTGTATATATATTCAAATTATTTAAATATATATCAATTTTTTTATTATATGAAAGAAGAGCTTGTGATCGATAAATATTTTAAAATTACAAACGAATATCGTGAAAAATTTCCAAATTGTAAAATTGCAGTATTAATGCAGGTAGGAAGTTTCTATGAAATTTATGGCTTTGAAAAAGAGGGTGAAATTGATAGAAGTTATTCAAGTTTGGATGAAATATCGGCTGTATGTGATTTCTCAATTGCTAATAAAACAAATATTAATGAAACAAGTAGATATGTAATGTCTGGATTTCCGGATATAATAGGACTGGATAAGTACGTTCAATTATTATTAAAGGCTAATTTTATTGTTCCGGTATACAATCAGATAAAAGATAGCACAGGAAAGGTAATAGAACGAGTTTGTGAAAATATTTATTCGCCCGGCACCTATGTAAATTCAGCACTTGTTCAACAGACCAAAATAACAAATAATATAATGTGTTTATGGTTTCAAACATATAAAACAAATTATTCGGATAAAATCAAAATAGCAGGAGCAGTGATGAATATGTATTCGTCGGATACTTATTTATTTGAATATGATAAAAAATGGATATTTGATACTACCACTTTTGATGAATTAGATAATTATTTACAAATATATAAACCACACGAATTAATAGTTATTTATAATTTGCAAAAAGAAGAAATGAGTGACATAGTGAAATTCTGTGGAATACAAAACATACATATTCACTACATTGATATAGACAACCAAGAAGTTAAAAATGTAGAAAAACAAACTTATCAAAAACATATTATTGAAAAATTACACGGGGAATATAGTTATCATTCCTGTTTCGAATTCCGAAAAGTTGTTGCACTACAGACATATTGTTTCTTATTGGGATTTTTAGAAAAATATAATAAGAGTCACCTAGAACGGATAAAGTTTCCTGTGTTTGAGAACAATGAGAATAAGGTAATTTTGGCAAATCATACATTAATGCAACTGAACATATTATGCGATAAACAGGAATACGGAAAGGAAAGTTCTGTACTGACTTTTTTAAATCAAACGAAGACCAGTATGGGAAAACGAATGTTCCAATACCAGTTATGTAATCCAAGTTACGACGAAGAATGGCTAAAAAACGAATATAAATTTACCCAACTTGTCATTTCTCAACCAGAATTAATAGAGAACATTCGAGAACATTTCAGGAATCTCATTGACTTTGAAAAGTTCATTCGTAAGACGGTAAATGGTAAGACAGTGCCTACCGACTTTTATAGATATTTTAAGGGAGTTCTCTCGATAAAAAAACTACATATAAAACTTGAACGAGATAATGAATCGCTTTATAGTTATATCTTTGGTACACCAGATTTTCATGCTGAATATTTAGTATTTGAGAACTTATTAGAATTAGCAGAAGAATGGTTAGTAAATACCTTCAATTTTGACAAATGCGGATCTTTAAATCGTGTTTTGGACATTGATGAGAGTATTTTTATGGAAGGAGTATTTGAAAATTTAGATAGTGTAAATAATCAATACATTGAGAAACGAGCGCATTTAGAAACTCAAATGGAAACAATATTCGGTGACTTTTGTGTAAAAGAAGAAGAAAAGAAAGACGAATTATACTTTGTATTAACTGAAAAACGGAGTAAAGAATGGCAAATACAAAATAAGGACATAATGAAAGACTTTAGTTTTAAGAAATCGACAGGATCTTACGTGAGAATATGTGGAAAATATGATGAATTGTGCAGAGAAGTATACAGATTGAAAAAAGAGGTAATAGAAATAACAAAACAGGAATTTAAGAATAGTTTATCTACTTTTTTACAGTTATTAAATAAGTCTACCGAAAAGATATGTAAGTATGTGTCTTGTTTAGATGTGCTGGCCTGCAAAGCACGAGTAGCTATATTATATAACTATTGTGAACCAGTGATAGAAGAAAACGACAAATCATTTGTAAAAATAGAGAATCTGCGACATTGTCTGATAGAACAAATACAAACAAATGAGTTGTATGTAGGTAATAATATTGAATTAGGAAATGAACAACAGGGTATTTTATTGTATGGAACAAATGCAGTTGGTAAAACAAGTTTAATAAGAGCGTTAGGTATTTCAGTGATCTTGGCACAAGCAGGAATGTTTGTCCCGTGTTCTTCTTTTGTTTATAAACCATATCATTCATTATATAGTAGAATTTTAAATCACGATAATTTATTTCGAGGACTTTCTACATTTGCAGTAGAAATGTCGGAATTGAGAGTTATTTTAAATGATTCGACTGAAAATAGCTTAATATTGGGAGACGAACTATGTAGCGGAACAGAATCACAGTCCGCATTAGGTATTTTTACAGCCGGATTATCTATGTTATATGAAAGAGGAAGTTCTTTTATATTTGCTACTCATTTTCACGAAATAGTAGATTTGGAAGAAATCCAAGAGTTAGATAGATTAATATATTATCATTTAACGGTTAGATTTAATTATGAAAAAGATATATTAGAATATGATCGTAAATTGAAAAAGGGTTCTGGCGAACGAGTATACGGCTTAGAGGTATGCAAGTCTTTACATATGCCTTCAGAGTTTATAGATAAGGCGTGTGCTATTCGGAATAAATATTTTCCAGAAACAAATGGGTTTTTGTCTTATAAACCCAGTCGATATAATAAAAAGGTTCTCAGAGGCCTTTGTGAGATATGTAAGAAAAAAATGAGTACAGAAACGCATCATATAAATCAGCAAAAAGATGCTGATGAAAACGGGTTTATAAGAGGATTTCACAAAAATCATTCTGCGAATTTAAAAGTATTATGCGAAGAATGTCATCAAAAAGAACATACCTAACTATTCTGACAATATATAATTTCTCTATCAATTATATAATGTGGAAATATATTGCATCATTTGTAGTTATTTATATACTGTTGTTATTCATTTTACCAAAAAGGTATTATTTCTTTTTACCAACAATTCCAATTTATCCTAATAATGAGGAAGAAAGTAAAGAAGTAGAACGATTATCAAAAACCCAAAGTTACGACGATAAACAGTTTTTCGAATTAACTGATCCGAGTATAATACACGCTTTTAAAAATAGTGTTGATGAAACAGTCGATGAGCTTGATTATATAATTAAGCGACCCAGTCTGATTATATTTACTTTGTATTTAAAAGGATTATTTAATAGAGCCAGACCTTATTCTATAAATGAAAATATCAAACCACTTGAATCAAACACAGACAATACACCATCTTACCCAGCCGGACACGCTATACAGGCGTATTGTTTAGCAAATGTGTTGGGGAAAAAATATCCAGAGAAGAAGGAAATGTTGGGGAAAATTGCTGAAAAGTGCGACAAAGTTAGAGTAAAAGCAGGAATTCATTACCCAAGTGATGGCGAGATCGCGAAGAAAATAGCAGATTATTTATATGCGTAGACAATTTTATACAATATTTACACCGCTTTCATCATCGTTTTTTTTTTTAATTTTATATTCATAGTTAGAAATAGATTTTGCAACATAATAAGCAATAGCAGCGGCGGCACCCCCAATAACCATTGTTTCTAATCCTTCAAAAAGAATAAATTCTTTTAAAAATCCAAGTAAAAATAATAATATCGCTAATATTCCAGAAGAAATGGCAAATGGATAGCTTACATTAAATAAAAAAGGTAATAATGGAAAAATACCAACATTAATAAAGGAAAAAAATGTAATGAAGCCAACTTCTAATGCATTATTAGCAGTTATTCTGGATTTTTCTGCTAAATAGCTTGAAATTCCCATACTAAATCCATCGGATACGATAGAAGCTAATCCCAATACAATGACGGTTTTTTTAGATAAGTTTCCGCCCATTGAACCAGCAATAATCGCAAATGTAGTAATTAATCCATCAACGCCTCCGTACACAAATTCAGAATAATATTTGTTTACAATCATATATATATTGTAAATAAATTATCGAATAAGTTTATTTGTTCGACTTAAATAAACACTTGATTCATAATCAGGAATATATTGTTTATATCCATATGGTTTTGAGTTTGGTTCATAATAAATAGGAGAACCTGCTTGTTCGGAAAACGGTAAAATAACCATTCGATTCAAACTGGGATCAAATACGGTGACTTCGTTAAATTGAATGATAGAGTCAGTGTCTTTTATAATTTCTTCAGGGGGGTCGTGATATTCCACATCATAATTGTTTTGATCATACTTAGCAAGTGGATTTGCCGACATATCTGCAACAAGTGTTCCGGATCCAGTAAAACCTTTGGAAAATCCAGCAGAGATAGCGTCGGTAGATGATTGTTTAGCATATTCTTGCGCCATTGTGGTTGCATTTTCAGTAATAGAACCTAAATATGAAAAAGATAAGATGATAATAATAGATAGAACAGCAATAAATTTATTGATAAGTTTCATATTAAAAAATTGATACTATATTATATATATATATATCGAAATAAAAGATGATCATTCCTATTAAGTGTTTTAGTTGTGGAAATGTGCTGGCGGATAAATATAGATACTATCAGAATGAAGTCCGTCGAATTAAGGTAATGAAAAATATGAATGTTGAAAAGGTGGTGTATTTAACAAAAGATCATGTAGAAAAGACAGTAGAAGGAGAAGTGCTGGATAATTTAGGACTACATAATGTATGTTGTAGAAGACACATGTTGACTCACGTGGATATTGAATAAAATATGAGTATATATTATAATGAAAGGACAACCGTCGAAAAGACAAGTGAAGAATAGAAGTTGTAAGAAAAGCCAATGTAAAAAGAAGGCGAAAACATTAAAAAGTAGTCAACGAAAAAGTTGTGGGTGTGGAAAAAAAAAATGTGGGTGCGGAAATAAAACAATAAAAAGGGGCGGAAATAAAAATTGTGGATGTGATAATAAATCAGTTACAGACATACTAAAAATGAATGGAGGGGGATGTGGATGCCGCAATAAGTTGGTTAAACATATGAACGGAGGAAATTTGGCAGATACGAAATATTATTACGGGGTAAATAGTCAAGAAGATTATAATTTACCTGAATCATCAAGTATGCAAGGAGGAAAAAGAAAAACCAGAAAAATGAAAGGAGGTAATTTATTAGGAAGGACATACGATAATTTTTTTTTAAATGTTCCTGAATCTAAAGGGATGTTACAAGCAGGAAATATTGTGGACGGAAAAACTATGGTGAGTTCGGCTCCTTATGACCATCCTGCAATAGAAGCCAGTGCAAAACAAATGTTGTTATAAGATATAGACATATAGTATAATGGCAATTGCGGGATTATCAAATTTGTGCACTCCAGCATATGTATATTTAGTTGTTTCTCTTGCAACAGTAATGGTTATGTTTTTACAAAATTTTGGTTCTTCTACTGTGTATTGTTTAGGTATGTATGAATGTTCAGTTGGAAGCGTTGGGTTAATATTTTTTATAAAAATGCTTTATATCCTATTTTGGACATGGGTATTGAATTTATTATGTCGCTCTGGTGCAGAACAGTTTTCTTGGTTTTTAGTATTAATACCATACTTGATATTTTTTATATTACTCATCACTTTAGTGACTAAAATATAAATATTTTTAAACGATTTATAAAAATATTTAGAAGTATTAGTAGGATGGATAAATTATTAAGACGACTACCGGATGAATTGATATTCAACATTATGGGCTATAGTTATCAGCCTCAACCAAAAGCCCTCTTATGTGATATTCGCAGTTTTACCTCAGATTTTGGATTAGTGTCGGATTGCTATTATATTTATTATAATGAACGAATCTTATTATATGATTTATACGAGTTTTGTAAACAATTAGATGGCTTTAATAGTTGTTTAACACGGTTTGCATATTTATATAAAAAGGATCCACCAGAGTACATTAATAATTTTTATATGAAGTATGAAAACAAAAGTATAGTGTATATTCAACGCCGGTGCCGTATAATATGGGGAATGTTAACGCCAACAGAGAGGACCCGGTTTATTAATAATTATATATTATTAGATGAATTACTATTATAAAAAATTGATAATAATATAAAACATATAAATATAGTAAAATAATAGGTATAATGGATCCTCAAATTAAAGATATCTCTGAACTCGATCGCCAATATAAATTCACTGTATTTAATGTAGATGTATCTCTTGCAAATGCATTAAGGCGCGTAATATTAAGTGAAATTCCCATCACCTGTGTATATACGGAAAATTATAAAGACAACGATTGTCGTATAGAAATTAATACAACCAGATTACACAACGAACTACTAAAACATAGAATCAGCAATATTCCTGTGCATATTAAAGATAATACCTTATTGCCGGGTAAATATGTATTAGAATTACACGAAAAAAATACTACAGATGAAACTATTTATGTAACCACTGAACAATTTAAAATTAAAAATAAGGAAACGAATCAATACTTAACAGCTGATAAAGTTCACGAAATATTTCCTTCGAATGAACTTACCAACTATTATATCGATTTTGTAAGATTGCGTCCTAAAATGGGAAATATTCCAGGAGAAGAGATTAAATTAACTGCTGATTTCTCGGTTCATACTGCTAAGGAAGACGGCGGTTTTAATGTTGCATCTAAATGTTCTTATGGAAATACTGTAGATATTGAAAAAGCAAACAGTGTTTGGACAGAAAAAGAAAAGGAGCTACGAGGACAAGAAACAACCGAATCAGATATTCAATTCCAAAAGAAGAATTTTTATTTATTGGATGTCAATAAGTATTTTGTGGAAAATAGTTTTGATTTCGTCATTCAAAGTATTGGTATTTACAGTAACATCGAGTTAATTAAAAAAGCGTGTAAAGTGTTAGCAAATGGTGTAACTGAGTTATTAAATGATGTGAACTCAAATGTAGTCCCAATTATCCCAAGCCAAACTACAATGAGTAATAGCTATGATGTGAAAATTAAACAAACTGATTATACACTGGGCAAGCTATTGGAATATTATATGTATTCGAAGTTATATGGAAATGTATTGACCTTTGTAGGTTTTAAAAAGATTCATCCACACGATGATGAAAGTCTATTGCGTGTTGCGTTCAAAGAATCCACAGATAAAGAACTATTGAAGACACATATTGGTCAATGTTGCGGTGAAATACTTAGTGTAATTCAAAAGATGAATGGGTTATTTTAAATATACACCTTTGAAGATTTAAAATGGCACGGTTAGCACCAAAAAAATACATTCAAAGTTTAGGTCTTTTCAAATATGCTCGCCTTCTATATTCCTTTAATTTATCAGGGTTTTCTTCTTTTAATTTATGTAAATAATTGGCACCATTTTCCATAACCCTTTCCTTATTTTTTTCATAATATTTCTTGTGATTTTTACCACTTGTATATTTTTTTAATCGCTCTTCAAGTTCATTTACATGCTGTTTTAATAAATTATTTTCATTTATAATCTCATCCATATTATTATCCATTTACTAAATATATACATATAATTTTTAAATAATTTTATGTATATTTATTGTAATTTGTTTAACCGTGCCATTTTAAATCTTCAAAGGTGTATATACATGAATAAATTGAAGAAAAACAAGTCAGTGAAAAAAAAATCAGACTATGAAGATTTTATTACGGAAAAATTAATGTATATTCAGACTATTATTCAAAACACTATTTTATCTATTAAAGATAACATTAAGAATGATTTATTTAGTAACAATGATTCTATTTTACCCATCAATGTTTTAACAGAACTATATGGAAGAACTATTAAAATATCCAATAAAATTAAAAATAGATCATATAAATCAGATTTTCAAGACATTTTCGACGATTTTCAAGTGGTAATAGATAAATTAGCGGTTATTATTTGTGTGTTTGGAACACAACACGTAGATGATTTATTGTTTATTAGTTTTGGAAGCGAGTTTAAAGATCTACATTTTACTAATTCTCTTTTGCAATGTAAATACGAGTTGATTAAACAGTTTATTCAGCCAACGGGGTATAAGATTATTCATTGGAAAAAAGAGGAAGAACATACAAATAGTTCTAATAGTATGTGCAGCAACAAAATTACAGAAAATATGGTCGAATATGAAAAAGAAAACACGTTAGAATGTTTTTATACTCACGAAAGTAATATTTCTTTCCATCAAAAAGTCAATGGAATCCGCGTTGTATTTCAAAATGAAAAGGCCAAAAAAACTCTCATTTTGAATGGTATTATTAAAGATATACCGCTTGATTGTTTTACTAATAACTATATTCAAACAAGAATTCATGATTTACACCTTATCTCAAAAAGCTACAAGGGAATTGAAAAAGATATTTTTATCAATATAATAGGTTCGTTGTGGTTAAAAGATATTCTTATTTATGGAGACAATGATTTCCAGAAATTAATTATTGGAGTAATAGTTGAAGGTAAGAACATAAAACAGACAACTCTTGATGTAAGTATCAAGAAATTTTTAGAGCTTAATATATTTGAACAGCGTTCTATGTTAGTTAATTTACTACTACATAGCGATGACAATGAAATAAAATATATTTGCTATATGTTGTATGATTTAATCAACGATCAGGAAAACACAAAAACGCTATTGTTTGATAGTTTACCTTGGAAACTCCAAAAACATTTCAATGATCATGTCCAATTCACACTAAAATATAAAGAAGAGATAAATGACAGATATAGCGTTACCAATGTTTCTCTTGAACAACAAATACTTTTCCTGAATGTGAATGAGGTAATCAAAGAAAAAGCCATCACAAAACTACAAGAAATAAAGGGTAAACCTGAGGAATTATGTTATAAAACAAAACAATATTTGGAAGGATTGATCAAGATACCATTCGGAAATTACAGGACAGAACCCATTTTAAAGAATATGAAAGAAATCAATCACTCCTTCAAAAAAGTTACATTGATGTTGTGTGAAATGTTCTCTTATTTACAAAATCCCAATAAACTTAAGTACACTTGTATAGAGATCACAGACTATCTGGAACAGTCTGAAGAAAGTATTGAAAATACTATATTAGAGAACATTAGAGAACTTCTAAACCAACAATCTTGTCAAAACATACTAAAAATAGGAAGAGAATTCAATAAAATCAAGCATAAAGAAGATGAAAAATTAATCTTTAAAAACAAAAGTAAGATCGAGAACATAAATACAATAGTAGAAATGATTATGAATAGAAAAACTTATTATTTTGAAGAGATCATTAAATTATATGACAAGTTAATAAAACAAAAGGTATATTCATTGGATTATGTGTATAAAGAAATTAAGAATATTTACTCCAGTATTTCAAAAAATGAGAATCAAATACAAGAAATGTATAACAAATTGGATAATTCTATACACAGTCACCAACACGCGAAGAATCAAATAATGAAAATATTTGGACAATGGATTAATGGAGAACAAACAGGTTATTGTTTTGGATTTGAAGGTAGTGCTGGTATAGGTAAAACATCATTAGCAAAAAAAGGATTAACCACTTGTTTGATTAATGAAAATGGGGAAAGTAGACCGTTTGCATTTATTGCGTTAGGTGGTTCCGCAAATGGTTCTACATTAGAAGGACATAGTTTTACATATGTAAATTCTACGTGGGGGCGCATTGTAGATATACTAATAGAAACCAAATGTATGAACCCCATTATATATGTTGATGAATTAGATAAAGTAAGTAAAACAGATCACGGAAAGGAAATAATCGGTATATTAACTCATCTCATAGATCAAACACAGAATGACGGATTTCAAGATAAATACTTTTCAGGTATAGATATTGATTTATCAAAAGCATTATTTATTTTTTCTTATAACGATCCTGATCAAATTGACAAAATTTTATTAGATAGAATACATAGAATTAAGTTTGAGAACCTAACAATAGAAGAAAAAGTAGTGATTGTGAATAAATATATATTACCTGAATTAAATATTAAGATGGGATTTGAAAATATTGTTGAAATGGATAATGATATAATTAGATATATTATTGAGTATTACACGAACGAACCAGGTGTTCGGAAATTAAAAGAGATATTATTTGATTTATATGGTGCGATTAATTTAGAAATATTGAAATCAAAAAATAGTTCCATAAAGGAAATCCCCATTCAAATTACAACCAAAGATATTGACGATAACTATTTGGACAAATATACAAAAATAATAGAAACTAAAATAAATCCTTATAATGAAACCGGAATCATAAATGGATTATGGGCGAATTCATTGGGTATGGGAGGAATTATACCTATACAAACATTATTTTATCCGTCCTCTACATTTTTAGATTTACAATTGACCGGGTTACAAGGAGATGTAATGAAAGAAAGTATGAGTGTTGCAAAATCTCTTGCGTGGAGTTTAACCAGCGACGAAACAAAAAAGAAATGGTTAGCTTATTTTCAAGAAACAAAATGTCAAGGATTACACATACATTGTCCCGAAGGCAGTATATCAAAAGATGGGCCATCTGCAGGAACGGCCATTACTACTGCTATATACAGCCTTCTAAACAATAAAAAAATTAAAAATACGATTGCCGTGACTGGAGAAATTAGTTTAAATGGGAATATAATGGCAATAGGAGGTTTAGCCATAAAGATTAACGGAGGATTAAAAGCAGGAATAACCACATTTTTATATCCTTCTGCGAACCACAAGGACTTTATTGACTGGAAAAAGAAGGCTACATTAGAAAATGACCAAATACAATTTATCGAAATATCAAATATTAAAGAGGTCTTCAAACACGTTTTTATATAATAATTATATAGATGAATGAAGCAATTATGAGTATCGCCGGTTATACCGGATTTATTCTATCAAAATTAGGGCCTCTATTTCTCGTATTTTATTTTATATTTGATTCTATACTTCAAGCAAATTTAAAAGGAATAATGTATATTGCCGGTATTATACTTACTTGTGTATTAACTGTATCAATGGGAAACACTATAACATTTAAACAAGTGGAAAATTCAATCGATCGGTTTTGTTTTCCAATTACTATTGAAAATGTATTAAATATTTCAAAACTTCCACTTAGTCAAAGTATCTACGGATTCACATTTATGTATATTCTTATTCCATTAATACATTACCAGTTTTTACAATTTAACATTATAACTATTCTATTATTTACCGTTTTTATTGCGGTTGATATAGGATTTCTTACAAATTATAGGTGTTTTAGCATTAAACAAATCATTTTGTCGTTATTTACTGGAGGATTAATTGGAATCATGTATATTAGCATATTGTTAGGTATGAATAAAAAGGAAATGATTTATATACCAGGAATTCCACAAGGAAGTATGTGTGATATTCCTAAGAAAAAAGGTTATCGTTGTCGTCTTAAAAAGAAAGAAACACAATAATGTTAACTAATATATATTTGTAATATATATATTAATAAATGAACTTGTCAATAACCACTTTAGCTTATTTATTTTTACAACTATCCCCTTTTATTATTATATCCTATTTCGGATTATCTTCAGTATTTAACAGAGATATTAAAGGTATTATATTTTTATTTGGACTAATCATTTCATTATTTATGTTTTATATTGTAGCGGCAGGTATCAAAAGTATAATGCATTCAATAGGAACTCCCGATGACATTATTAATGTTTTTTTTGGCGAAGTGTCTTGTAATTCTTTTAATATTGGGTTAAATACCATTATGAATATGCCTACAAATACTGCCATGTTAAGTTTTACATTTTGGTATATTATGTTTACATTGATTGAATTGGATATGAAAGAAATAGGAGTAAAACACGGAATGGAACCAAATAAAGCCCGTAAAATATGGAAACAAAATTTTCCTACACCATTTATTCATTCTAATTGGCCAATTATTAGTATATTAAGTATTCTTATTGTGGGAACAATATATTTAAATTCGAAAGAATCGATGGGCGAAACTGCTTGCTTTAATATTCCCAAACAGTTGTTCGCATTCTGTATAGCTGGTTGTTTAGGAATTGCTTGGTCTGTGTTAATAAGAAAAACAAAAACTCCCGAATTACAATATTTTACTAAATATAAAAATAATGAAAAATGTTCCAAAGCATCAACAAAGCAATTCCGTTGTACTATATATAAAAATGGAAAAGAAGTAGGACAATCAACCGGGGACAATATATTTACAATTAAAGATTAAAACATTCGGTATGTGTTTGCAGCCACTTTTCAAAAGAGCTAAAAGCCCGTTTTCTATGAAAACTATCTGCCATTAATCTGGGAGAATGATATTGTTCTTTAAAATAATATGTAAAATTTTTATACATATTTTTTAAATTGGCTTTGTTATATATCTCTAAGTCTTCTACTTTATGTGCGGGATAACCTTTACGGGCGTTTACAGCATTATGAAATGTATAAAAATATAAGACTAAATCTCGGTTTGACATTATACTCGAGCCGTTTACATTTTTCATATATTCGTCCGCGTGTTTAGAACAATCGGGACAAGGTAGATTTGTACATATCATTCGCAAGTGTTCGAGTAATTGTCCCCTTAATTGTAAAAAATATTCGGGTTTTAATTTTGCACACAATCCATGAATAAACATCCAAATATGTTTTCCCCATATTTGTCTATTCTCAGTATTGGATTGTATATTTGTTGCTTTTACTTTATTATCACTGGTTGCCGGCTTTATCGATAAATATTGTTCAATATCTCCCCCAGAAGCAGTATTAAAATTCATTTGCATATTTGGTCGAGCAGCTCTTGGATTTTTAAATTTCATTTATAATCTTAATATATAAAATATATATAACTAAGTCGTATTTATAAAATATATATAACTAAGTCGTATTTATAAATAATATAAAACAATTATATATAAATTAATATGAGCACTAAAGATAAAGTTATAGACGACATTAAACAATGGGTAAAGCTTGATAATGAAATGAAAGAATTAAAAAAACTCCACAATGAAAGAAAAGCAACTCAGACGCTTCTTTCCCAAAGTATTATGAACACAATGAAAGAAAATAAAATCGATATGTTTAATATGAAACAAGGAAGTATTCATTATAAAAAAAATAGAATTAAAAAGCCGATAACTAAAAAAATGTTACAGGATGTATTATTAAAGTATTATAACAATGATTTGGCTAAAGCTACTGATATTAATGATTATATATTAGAAAATAGAGAAGAAATTGTGAAAGAAACTCTTATTCATAAATCAAATAATTGATTCAACTATCCTATACACTCCGTCATTCACCTGATATTTATAAATAATTTCTGGATTTTTCTCTTCTTTCATAATATCCTCTGTTTTATATACATTACAGAAATTATCTAAATGATATACTATACCATTTATTTCTTTTGCATATACCTCGACTCGTTTGTCCTGTTCAATCTCTGGAATATCGTTTGTAACCAACCCGTGTGGTGTTCCCTTAACGTGTGTTCCGCAATAATCACACTCATCTTTTCTTCTTCTTGTGCATTGATCTCCATCTGCTCTTTTTGCACTACACCGATTTAGTCCAGGAATAGAATTTTTGATTCGTTTTCTCTTGACTAAATCCTCTTTATTAATAACAAGGCGAGGATATTCATAAATATATTCAATCAATTGGACCATTTCAGAATTTTCAAGGTTCAATTTCATTAATTTTTCTCGTAAATCATCCTTAAACTGTGTAACATGAGTTTCAATTTTCTTACTAATACGCTTCTCCATTGTGTTTGTATGATATACAAATATATATCTACTTCAATTTTTTAGATATATATCAAATCAACTTAAACAGACGACCTATCCATTTTGTTTTCATTCAGACTCACTGACATACTTAACCGTTGCACTTCTTCAATGCAACATTTATCAGGGTCAACATCATTGTATTGAATCTTGTTCATTAAATAAGCTGAATAAAATACATTTTTGTCTGTATTTACTACTGCATAAGAATCACTAATTTTAAATGCTAAAAACATAACATTCGTCACATAGACTGTGAGCGTTTTATTGTCTAAATAATGTAAAAATATAGGTACTCCACTATAAGCAGAGTTAATGAAGAAAAAAAACATACTCACATATCCAAGCATTTGATAAGTTGCGTCCATTTTCAACAAAGCGTTTTTTTTGGTAATAGGTAATTTCAATAACATTTGTCCAACTTCATCATTATCGTTGGGAACATCATCATTTACTTCCAGATACGTAATTAGTTTGTGTTCTCTTTTGATCTCTACATAATAAAATCCACAAAACACGAAACACGTTATTACATTTAGAATGAAACCTGCGTCCACTAAATAATCATTATTAAATATGTTTTCACCAAATCCGCAAATTTCTTGTCCACATTTTTGGGGAACAAATACTACTAATAAACATCCCATTAATACACGATAAAACTCCAATCCAAAGCTAACCATCACATTTAGCTTTTGTTTAGAATCTTGTGACATTCCAGATTCATCTGATTTAGAACTTTCGGAAATCTCAGTAAGTTCTATCATTATATATTTCAATTATATTATAAATACTTTATTTTGTCCGTTTACATTATATGATCATTATTATTACTTCTGCTATCGTTCTTTTGATTATTGATTTTATATACTTATCTTCAGTCGGGCGCTACTTTTCAAATCAAATTGAAACAATACAAAAAACCCCGTTCGAATTAGAATCCATTTCTACTGTTCTTACCTATGTGGTCATTATTTTTGCGCTATATTACTTCATCTTAAAAGAGAATAAAAGTGTGATTGATGCATTTCTACTGGGATTCGCCATTTATATGATATTTGAACTTACAAACAAGGCATTATTTGACAAATGGTCTTGGAAAACTGTATTTATTGATGGAATATGGGGAGGTATTTTATTTGCTCTCACCACTTTTCTCACATATCAAATCTATAGTTTGTTCAGGTAATTTATGTATATATATATATTATATGATTGTATTACGTGACTTTATAATTGGAGGCTGCGTTGCTGGTATTTTTTCTTATATTACGAATCAGTATGATCACCATCCAGAATATCTAAAAATTGCTGCTTATTTATGGGGTATGCCTTCTATATTTTTTTTATTATTATACATGTCATTTAAAAAAGGGAATGCTGCGGCATTAGATGTGTGTAGACACTGTTTACTCGGAGTAGGCTTATCATTTATTACTATTGCGTTAACAATCGTTTTATTTGATTTAGGAAGATTCAATCTTATTTATTTAAACCTTCTTACGCTATTTGCACTTATATTTACCTATATGTTTTTTAAAATATACGAGCATTAAATTTCATCATTTTTTATTATAAAAAATCGTTTTACATTTTTTATAATATTCATTGTTTTTATTCATTGTTTTTATTCATTGTTTTTATTCATTGTTTTTATTCATTGTTTTTATATTTTTCAAATTCGATTTTCTTTCCTCCATCATATGGTATAGCCAAATTATTTTCTAACATCCAATTATTCATATTTACATTATTATGATAAACTGTTGCCAATAATCGTCCATATTTTTCTGTTTTTACATCTTTTAAGACTACAATCTGTCCAAAAATTATATCTTTTAACGCATCTCTTGATTTAATAGCCGCTGTTTTTTCTTCGACTGTTTTACCTTTTATTTCGGGAGAATCAATTCCATTCAACCGAACAGAAAAGCGATACACTTTTTTACTGTTCATTATTCTTGAAGCCACTGTTATTGTATCACCATCATACACCTTTACAACTTTGCCTTTAGTTACAGGAGGAATAAATGGGGTGCTCTTTTCGTAAGTAACATTTTGCAAATAAGAAGGAATGTCCGAAAACATACACCCAGTAAAAAAACTTGGAATACAGCAAGACATTTTTAATACTCTAACTAAATTATACATACAATAGTCGTTTATTTTTAAATCTTCAAAGGTGTATAGGTATATTAAATAAATTGAAACAGTATAAACATAATTCTACAAAATATACATAATGGGCGTGCCAAGCTATTTTTCGTATATTATTAGAAATTATCCTAATATTATACGCGAATGGAACTATTTTATGCAAAATCAGATGTTTCAATTTCATCATTTATTTATGGACTGCAACTCCATTGTATATGATGCATATTATAGCTTGGATAAAGATGAAAAAAGTGACTTATCCATTGAAGACAGGGTAATTAATAAAGTATGTGTAAATATACAAGAGTATATTCAGTATATTAAACCGACAAAGACCTTATATATTTCATTTGACGGGGTAGCTCCATTGGCGAAAATGGAACAGCAACGAACACGAAGACACCGGTCTAAATTTTTATCCGAACTACAGAATAAAAAAGCAGATTGGGATACTTGTGCAATCACCCCGGGCACAGATTTTATGAGAAAATTAACTGCGCGAATTCGATATGATTTTAAAGAGGGATATAAAAATATATACAATACGGAAAACATTGTAATATCTTCTTCTGATGAACCAGGAGAAGGAGAACACAAGTTGTTTCAATATATTCGTGAGAAAAATATTGCAATTGATGATACAGTAGCGGTATATGGATTAGATTCAGACTTGATTATGCTTTCGCTATATCATTTAAAATATAGCAAACATATTTATATTTTTCGAGATACGCCAGAATTTTTAAAAAGTAAATTAATTTTTCAAAATAGTGCTAATTGCATTCATTTTTTAGATATAAACAAGTTAGCGGACAGTATTCAAACAGAAATGTCCTGTGGTGCGAAAAATGATAGACGGGTTTACGATTATGTATTTATGTGTTATTTATTAGGTAATGATTTTTTACCACATTTTCCTGCGTTGAATATTCGGACACACGGAATGGGATTATTGTTAGATGTGTATCGATTAAAAATAGGGAATTTTCACGATCGTTTTTTTGTGGATGAAAAAAATAGAATCGATTGGAAGAATGTAAAGTTGTTTATCTATGAACTGATGAAATATGAAAAGGATTTTTTGATAAAAGAATATATGCATCGTGACCAATATTATAAAAATAAATTGAAACAGAAAAAGATGGATGAAGAAGAACGGATAAATAATTTGCCATTGTTTTATAGAGCAGAAGAGTTATATATTTGTCCAGGACAAGAAGAGTGGGAATGTAGATATTATAAGAGTTTATTTGATATGGATAGAGTAAATAATAATAATGTAAAAAATGTGTGTGTAAATTATTTAGAGGGATTAGAGTGGGTTCATTATTATTATACTACCGGATGTTTGCATTGGAAATGGAGATATAATTATCACTATCCTCCATTATTTATGGATTTGTTAAAGGTAATACCAAACGGAGAATATTCGTTTATAGAAAATAATAAACAGTTGAGAAAATATGAAAACAAATGTTATAGTGATACTTTACAATTATGCTATGTATTGCCAAAATCAAGCTTTGGTCTATTGAGCAAGAAGGGGTTAGAACTCACGAAACATAATAAACAATACTACGCTGAGAATTGTAAATTTCAATGGGCATTTTGCAGATTTTTCTGGGAAAGTCACGTGTTATTGCCTCATGTTCAAACTCATACATTAGAAAATTGGAATTTGGTTTTGATTAATTAATTTTATGTCTAATATTTTGTTATGGATAATATTAAACAAAATAATAGTGATTCTTAACAAATATATACACCCGACTTGTTTTTTCAAAGTAAAAAATGCACTGGCATAGGCAGATAAAAAACAAATAACCAACATTAACAATGAACAAACAGTCTGGGAATAAGACGATTAAATATAAACAGTCGGCATAAATGTTTTTAATGTGTTCACCAACTTTTGTAATGGAGGAGCTTCATTGACTCTGTCGGTGATTAACTTACAATCAGCCTTATTGATTTTTTGTCTAAGGTATTTGTGATCAATGACAAATACTTTATGAATGTTTCGGTTTACACATCCGTTCCAATCTCGGAAGTAGTCACTATGATTCGTTACAAATTCGTGCAATAGTTGTTTAGTATTTGGAATGGATAAAGTAGTATGTTCATCTTCTATAAAAATATCTGCAATATCATAACGAGTCAGATTACTATATCTTTCTATATGCAGTAAAATCTCTTCTGCAAGATCATTCATACATTGATTTTCATCAATTGACAAATATACAGGCTTGTAAAAAGTTGTGTTAATTTCAAAAAGTAGCTTCATTTTTAGTTAATTCTAATAATACGGCACGGCAAATATCAATTTTTTATATACGTGCTGCAAGAAAACATAAAATAAAATAATATAAAATATATACTACAGTTACATATAATGGATATCGTTGAAGAGTTTAGAAAACAGATTGATAACATAGACTATAAAACGGTTTGTAATACAATTATTACGACTTGCGGTGCATATTTTTTGTGGGTTATTGCACATTATGTATCCTCTCATTTATATGTAAATTATTGTACACCATTAACTATTATGGGAGTGATGGCCTCGCCCTTTTTGATAGCATCTCCGCATTGTCAAGCGTTACGGTGGGTTATTTACGAAGCGGGAAGTAAAGTAAATGTAATGTTTGCATTACTCGCTGGGTGGACGATGGGTAAGTTAAAAATAGATTAGGTTTACTATTTTCATAATAATATACATTTGTTATGAAATTGAATATATATGCTGTAGATAAGAAAGTGTGTATAGGTATAGGTATAGGTATAGGTGGTTGTGGTGGTTGTGGTGGTTGTGGTTGTGGTGGTATAAAATGGATGAGTGTATGTATAAGTAGTAGCTTAGATGGGGGAACTGTTGATAGGC